TGTCGGCTCTCACTTGCCAGCAGTCCGATGTATGGGTGTCGCCCTGTGCGCTTCTGGTACTCATGCCCTGGCTGATGCTTCAACCAAAAGCAGCACCTTGCGCTCACTTGGTAGGGTTCGTTCAGCAGATACATCCATTGCTCAGGTATGCAATAGCGGTTGCCTCGCCATAGCAACTTGCGTGAAGACTCGCAGTAGGGGTTGCGCCTTACCGCCTCGATGTCGTGGGCTGTCTTCTTGCTCACCAACGGGAAGCCATACTCGGCAAAGACTTGCTTCAATGTCTTCTGCGGTCGGATGATCTCGATGTCATGGTGCTGCTGTTCCTCCCGGATGAATCGGCAGACGCTTGGCGACTCGCAGCCGGTCATCACGAACACGCACTTCACCTTCGGGATGATCACCTCGACGAGCGACAGCATCGCCACCGAATCCTTGCCACCTGAGAATGACACGTACACCTGCCCATTGAAGTGGCTGGCGAACTGGTCTATCACTCCGAGCGAGTGGTCAATCTTCTGTGTCAGCGTCCACGCTTGTCTCTCGGTCAGTTCCTTGATTGTCATTGATTACGAATTTACTCATCAGGTTGTCTGCCCATCGGTCTTGCCTTGCCTCGGCTCGCTGACGTACTATCTTTGCCGTGTTGCTGCCAAGCTCCTTATGGATGCGGGCGTGACAGGCGAAGCACAGACTTTTCAGTCCTTGAAGTCCGCAGTCGATAGCCAGTCGCTTCATCTCGTCTTTTGTTCTGGCGGTCTCTATGGGTACGACATGATGCACACACCTGGCACTGGTGATGATGCCCTGCTTCAGACATTCTTCGCACAGTCCGTTGGTGCTCCTGAGCTTGGCAATGCGCAGCTCCTTCCACTCGCGGCTGTTGTATATCTCCGCCTTGTCCTTCGCCTGCTGCTGGTTCTTGCACCTCCACGGCAGTCGCCTCTTCTTTTCACTCATGGCTCCACGTCAAAAGGTTTACATCCAAGTGTTTCCTCAATCTCTTCAGGTGACACATGCTCTCCGATATGCTCGCCTTCCCAACCTTTCGCCTCGTACTCGGCCAACTCTCGGTCATCATCCGTCCATTGTATCGTCTGCTGACTGTTTGCCAAGCTGTCCGGCGTGCGGTGCGGCTTGCGCTTGGTCTTGCGTCCATACTGTATCTGCTTGCCGAAGTCGTGGAAGTCGCCCACTTGCGGCAGCTCACCACGGTCTGACTCGTCGAGGTGTGCCAGCAGTTGCGCGTCACACATCATAGTCAGCGTCTCGCGTAGGCTCTCGGTCTCCAGTGCCACGCCCACCTGTCGCAATTCACGGTAGAGTCCTTTCATACTGACCTCGGCCACGCGCTCCAGTATGTCATCGACACACAGCGTCATGGTGGGTGTCTCACCTGGCAGGAACGGCTTGTCTATCATGGCGAGGCCGAAGCCTTGCCGCGCACCGTTCTTGTCGTGCTGCTGTAGTACGAGGATTACTTGTGCCACGTCCATCGTTGCCGACGGGTCGCTGAAGGCAAAGGCTCGGTTCCAATCCACATCCATCTTCAGCATGTGAAGAATGGTTTGCATGGCTGGTGGCACGGGGCCGCTGACCTTGGCCGTCTCGATGATGAACTCCAGCACCAGCTTCAGCAGTCCGTAGATGTCGGTGCCACGCGAGGCGCATATCAGGTTCAGCAGTTCGGCCACCCATATCGGTACTTTTGTCGATACGTTCTTTGTCTTTTCCTGGCTATTTTGTTCTCCTATCATTCTTCCAAATTCTTTAGGGTTTCTTGTCTTACCTCGGCAATCTCACGCAGCACCTTCTTCTGGAAGCCGCGCGTGGCAAATATCTCGTCGTAGTCTTCCACCGTTTCCGATGTCGAAGAGTAGAGCAGGTCGGGGTCGAGCCACGCCTCCATGAGTTGCCGCAGTCCGAGGTCGATGTTCTTCTCTTCCATTTCGCTTGGCTTGATGGGTTCGGTCTCAGGAGCCAGCACCAGCATTGCCCGCATCCACGATTTCGACACGCGCTTCAATGAGAACTGCCCAAACACCGCGTCGAGCCACCGGCGGGGCAGCTTATATCCCGTGATGCACTCTTGCATGGCACTCTCGTACATGGTGTCTGCCAAGTCGATTGCGGCCTGTGCGGTCATCACCCATGCGACGTGCTCCGCGTCCTGTACGTTGTTGTTCACCAGCAACAGGCGGTACTTGTTCCAGAGTGACGTGATCATCGGTCGCGTTTTCTGATAGGCTGGGCCACCGATACCCTTCCAAAACTCATAGTATTCAGCGTCGGTGATGTCGCCATACTTTCGTCTCGTTTCCTCGTTCATGTCGGCCAAGTGGAACATGCGGTTCTGCGTGGCGTACTTCAGTCCGCGCTCATAGTCGTGAAACTCCTTGATAGCTTGCTTGAACGTCTGCTTCTGTCTGAATCCGTACCGCTTACACTTCCTTGCATGGTCGTAAGCGTCAAGCATCACCAGCCATGCGGCATTGTTGCCCACACCGCACACCAGCTTCACCACGGAAGCGGCATTACCAATCGCCTTCTGTGCTTCTGCTTCTGTCATTATTCCTACTCTTATTAAAATTGAACTTGTTTCTCAGTATCTCGCGCCACTCCCTCACCCTTGGGTCGATGTACTCGATGGGGTCAAGGAATGGTTCGTCGGTGTTCCACTCTACGGGTACGCAGTCGATTCCTGCCACGTTGACGGTCTCGTCGCTCTTCGGTTCCGGCTCTCTCGGCTGGTCGCCCTTAGTCATCATCCTGATAATGATGTCCGCGCAGTCGGCCTTGTCGCCGTCACACTCGCGCCAGCAGGTTTCGAAGAATCGGGTATAGACTTGCACCTTTTCGCTGCCCAGCTTGTCGGCTACCTGCCGCCACTCCTGTACGCCGTCTTTGTCTGGCCACAGCCATACCGTGCGCCCTTGGTCTATCAGCGGTTGCATGGATTCCAGATGCAAGTGCTTCAGGCCACCGCAGGCTATCCATAGCTGACGGTCGAGCTGGCCGTAGAAGTTGGCCATGACCAGTGCGGTCTTCTCACTCTCCACGATGTTCACCACCGCTTCGGGGTATCGCCGCAGCAGGTGGGCACCGAACAGCGGTTTCATTATCTCGTGGTTGTCGGGGTCGCACGCCTCTCGACAGCCCTCTTGATTGTATATCCAGCCAGGGTGTCGTTCTTTGTCACGGTGGCCGTCGGGCAAATACTTCATCAGCTTTGCGGCCCTCGGCACGCCGTCGTGGTCTATCTGCCAGAACACCACACGACCATCCTTCCAACCGCCCACGCAGTACGTCCACAGTGTCTCACGGATTCGCGACCGTTGCTCTTCGCTCCACGGTAATTGCTGGTACCAATACAGGAACAGAATCTTGTCGGGCACGGCCAACTCCATTGTGCGCCTAACCCACGACCTCGGCAGCTCCAGCCGTTTCAGCGGTGGCGGTGCGGGCTTCGGTGGCGGTGGCGTCCAGTTCATGGGCACGTCGTCCACCTTCACGCGGTATTTCTTTCCCAGCCAGCGGATAGCGTCGGGAAAGGTCATGCGCTCCGCATCCATCAGGAATTGCACCGGCCCGCCCTTCTTGTCGCATACGAAGCAGCGGTACGTGTTGCCGTGGTTCTTCTCCGAGATGGTCGATGGCCTGACGATGAAATTTCCGTCGTGCTTGTCGTCGTGAAACGGGCAGATACCTGTCATGTTCACGCCAGCACGTCGGAGCGTCACGAACTCGCCCACCACATCCTCAATCCTGGCACGGTCGAGCACCGCCCGCACCACGTCGTCGCGTATCTTTGGCATAGGTCGAATGTTATGGTATATTTTACCGCTTCACTTTGCTATACTAAACCGCTTTGCTTTACTATGCTAAACCGATGCGGTTAGATTTCTGAAGTCGATTATCTGTAAAACTAAAAACGCGCACATACGCGCGACGGCCGCTGGCTCGGATTCTCGTCCATTCCCATCCCCTTATATATCTATAAGGGGTGGGGAATGGGAATCGGGGCCTTGCGGTGGGAATCACTCATTGCTGTGTGTATATCTTCGCGTCTTCTCGTCCTTTATCAGATAGCCGTTCAATATGGCTTCGTGATAAGCCTTGCTGAATGCACGCTTGCTCCGAGATACATTCTGGTGATACCATTTCTCCAGCTCGGTGTAAGTATGGGATAGGTTGCCCCAATGGAAGTCGGCAAACTCATCATCGGCAGGCTTGTTATCATCCTGCTCGTCATCGTCTCCGCTTTCAGCACCGATGGCTTCCTCTATCATGTCGTACACCTTGACCGTCGTATTGACGGCCTCCTTTACGTCTTCCTCGGTAATGCGCCCGTTCCTGTTGAGTTGTGTCGTCAGCAGGCTGTTAACGAGGTAGATGTACTGTGTCAGCTTTGGTCTCTGCTTTTTCATTGTCGTTTCGTTTTAGTATGGAACAGGCCCGTCAAGTGGCGTGAAGTCAATCTCTTCTGCCTGGTCGTTGGGTTGTTCTTTGTTCAAACCGTTGTAGTGATATTTCGGACGCTGTTTCTCGCCCGTCTTGTAGATGATGCCGTGCTCTATGCCGGTGTCAATCAGCGCACCACGTCGGCGGTTGCTCGTTACACCTTGAGAGTATAGGGCATTGTCAACGTCTGTGCGGCTCAGTCCGCCTGAAGTCCAGTTGAGCTTACTGAATCGCTCGTCGGCCTCCTTGATGAACTGCTGCGCCTTCATGTCGGAAGCATTCACAACAGCCGCACCAGTTTCAGCGTCTATTTCCTTCGGCTCACCCCATCCGCCCTGGTTGGTGACGTACTGGAACAGCCAGTCCGACACGTCGCGGCCACGGGCCTTGTTCTGCTTCACGCGGAAGTAGATGTCGGGCAGGTCGGCGCGTCGGTCGTTCTCCTTCAGGTCGGACTGCTTCACCTTGATCACCGTGAATATCTCGCTCACCTTGCGCTGGGTGATGGAGCCGAGCGTACCAACGAGCTTGTCAACCATCGGGTTCTCATGCAGCACAGCCCAGAGGCTCGTGTCGTAGTACGTCGCCAACATCATGCACTTGCGGATGATAGGCTGACACTCCTTCTGGTCGTTGTAGTCCTCCACGATGTCGAGCATACCGTCCAGGAATATGTCGGTGGGTTGCACCACGTAGATGGCCTTCAGTATCTTCTTCCAGCGGTCTTGCGCCAGCTCCGTGTCCCTCAGACGGAGGATGAAGAAATGCTCCTTGGCTTCCTGACTCGGCACGCCCGACATCGAGATGACGCGGTTCTTGAAGGCGATGGTGTCGTCCTTACCCTGCTCGGTGTCGATGTGTAAGATGCGCGTCGGCTTCACCGCGAACATAGGCCGCTTGTCGTCGCCCGTCAGGATATTGCCCTGCTCATCACGAACGATGTGACCGACCTCGCGGGCAATGGTGTTTCCGAATTGCCGTCCCAGCGTTGCAGCCTCCAGCTGACTCATGAGTCCCGTCTTGCCGTTGCCTGGCTTGCCGCTGATGATATGAAGCTCGCCCACGTCAGCGAACGGCACCCCGCCGCGCTCCATTGTATATCGAGGCGGTCGGTACGGCTCGTCGAAGTCGAGGAAGTCGTCATCAACCTTCACCTCAAACCATTCGTCGCCATGTAGGAAGTCCGGATTCCTCGGCTTCGCGTCAGGTTCCCCCGGCAGTGGTATTCCCTGCGTCTGTTGTCTCTCTTTCTCGTCGCTCATAGTTCCCCGTTTTATGGGTTAGTGTGCCAATCGGTTTTGCCGCTTGGATGAATGAAGATCGGCACCCCGTAGGATGCCACTCGTTAAAGTAATCAGAAGGGTAGATCATTGCCGTTGCCCTCCGCTTGTGGTGTGGCCGCTTGAGTCGCTGTGGTGCCCTGTGGCGCGTTTGTTTGTGCTGGCTTGGCTGTTGTCCCACCGCCAAGGCTACTGAGTTTCGTGATGCCGTCCTGTGCCAGCCTTACGTCCTGATAGAAACGCCCTTGATACTCGCGGTAGTTCAGCCCGAACCTCACCTTCACCTTGTCGCCAACTTGCAGCCCGTAGTGCTTGATGTTGTCGCCCATGAGCGACACGATGATCTTCTGCGTCCACATGTCAGTATCGTGCTCGAAATACTCAATCACGTAGTCCTGACGTTGCCACTCACCATTTTGGCCGGTGCCCGTCTGAAGCTGTCCGACCTTCATTACATTACCTTGAATCTCCATTGTTGTTTATTTTTCTTGTTCAAACTTCTTCGTGTCTTCTTTAATCATCTCAAAGATGTAGTTGATGAACTCCATGACGTTGTACTGCTTGATGCTCACGTTCTTGAATATCTGCTCAAACAGGCTGACAAACTCGCGGTCAACGTGCTTGCGCTTCAGCCAATACTGAGCAATTTCAATGAGCACATGCTTGTTCGCCTCGCCGCTGTTTTTCCAAAAGTCAAAGTCGGTAGGCTCCGCATAGTTCAGATCACACAGCGCACGGGTTACATAAACGCCGACGACTGCCGTTGCATACACCTCATCCTTGTCGGCACCCATCTCTACTATCTGGTTCATCTCGTACTCAAACGCCTCGGCAAAGTCGCCCGATTTCAGTATCCTTGCCATCTTCACGTCCTGCGGGTCGAAGTTGTGGCGGTCGCCAATCTCACGCAGCGTCTTCGTGTCCCTGAGCTGCTTTCGCGTCAGTTCCTTGTCTGTCAGATACGTGCGCACCTCAATCAGCGGCCCGTCCTTACGGATAATACCGCGACCGATGCTTGCAGGGAACCGGCAGTCAACCTTCAGCCGTCCGTATTGGTCGGTCTCGCCCGTTGTCTGGAACATAATGCCTGGAATAATTTCCATGAATCGCTGTACCATCCAGCGTGACCGCATTTCAATACCCAACCGCTGGCAGAAGCGCAGAAAGAAATGATCGGTGAATAGGATGCCGTGCGCCTTGTTGTCGTCACCATACTGTGAATGACCATTCAGGAAAGCACCCACGCTGCCGTATGTCTCGTAATAACAGAAAGCCACAGGCATAGTCCTCGCGTAGTGAATGTCCTTGTGGTAGCGGCAGTGCTCAAACACCATCCAGCGGTTGCCCGTCGGACTGATGTAGTCAAATACTTCGCTCCTCGTGTCCCTACGCTCGTTTTTTGCCCGCTCTATCAGCTCCGTCTGCATACGGTCGTATCCTTTGTCGCCGTGGAACATCTTCTTCAGCCAGTACATCGCCTTCGGTTCCTCAGTCCGCAGTTCGCGCAGCACTTGTTCGGTCGTTGATGTCACGGTGATCATGCCGTGCCTCCTTTCTTCTCGGCCATTTCCAACATACTCCTATCCTCGTCGGTCATGGTGTCCAGCGTCACCTGCTTGAACTCAGGATATTCCTTGAACACCTTCTCGGCAGCTTCGTAAGCCCGTGTCATTTCCTTCTGGAACTTGTCAGCCAAAGCCCTCAACTGCCTCACACCGCCAATCTCGTCCTTGTTGGCCTCAATCGCACAGCCGATGTCGTTGATATTTCTCGAAAATGTAATCTTCATAGTTCCTATTATTATTTATGTTTCATTTATTGTCAGGCGATTCCATTGCCGAAACTTATGCCATCAACACTGGCTCCCACATCCTCAGTGGCCAATCACCGTGACCGTTGCTAATCACCATGTCAGGCACACTGTCGTAGTCATATATCGCCGTGCAGCAAGTCGGATGGTTCCTGTACCTCCGCTCCTCTTCGCGGCAATACGACAGCGGTAATCCTCTCGCATCCTGCGGCTCATCCAGAAAGTCGCCAGTAGGCACCCTATAACTGTACACCTCCCTGCTATATGCCGCCTCTATCTGTTCCGCCGTCATCCCTTGGCACACCTTTGCAGCATGCTTCATCCGCTCCACCCATTCCCGTGGAAATGGGCAGTGCCATTGACCGTCACCGTAGCATGGTTTTTTGTCATAAACCATGCTAAAAGTTGCCGGCAATCCCCAGCACAATCAGGAAAACCACCAATCCGATGTGTGTATAGACCACCTCGGCATTCGTAAATGTCTCACCGCAAATGGCAGAAAACGTCATATTTTTCCTGCCCATCCAATTCTTGATTTTTTCTTTCATAGTCGTATTGTTTTAGTGAATAAATTGTTTATCCTTATCCGCCCTCTGCGTTAGTGGCTTGGGCAATCACTCACCGTCACGCCTGACGGGGCCGCATTACAGATAGGATCACTCTGGAGTGGCTTGTCGTGCTGTTAGTGGGATAGACGTATTTGTGAAGCCTGTCTGCTTACGTCTTTAGTCCTGCCCCGATAGTTCCAACTCCGTCAGCGGCCTTCGCTCTCTCATATCTCTCGATGTGGTAACGGTGGCTTTCAGTGTTACCCTACTAACCATCGTGGCGTTCCGCCCTCTCTTTTATATTATTGTCTCAGTCTGTCAAAGAACCATTTGGTCATTCAAGCCTGCCGCTTGCAGGTGTGTCCGTTTATGCGCCCAGCCGATTTCGGTTGGTCGTCTTCTCAGTCTTCACAAGCCCCTTCAGCTTGCCTTCCTGAATCATTCGGTTAATCTTATGCTTAGGATAGGCCCACCTTGTGAATTTCTCCTCACCGTCCGGCAATACCACGCTGGCATACTCCCTCGGAAGCAGCTCCCCGTTCCTGTCCAGCCATTCCTGACTCAACATCCCGAACTGCTCCAGTAACTGTTTCGGCTTCAGCCACACCTCGTCAGCACCTTCCAGCACCTCCGTCATTGTCTGCCTGACCGTTGAAATAATCTCCGCTCTCAGCATCCTATCCATAGTTCCTTTTGTTTTAGTTAGCCAACAATCCCAGCCGATTTCGGATGGGTTACTTCACTCTCCTGAATGCCAGCGTCAAAGACTCATCCGGCACCACCATCTCGTACTGGTCGCCGTACTTCTCTCGCAACTCATCCCATGAAACACGCTCGAAATCCTTCTGCGGTTCGGACAGGTCTTTCACCTGACTGAGTGACACTCTGGCCACCTCCCTTGCCCGCTTATTTGGCAAAGTGAAAATGCCGATTGCACCGATTTCCAGTGCATCCCATTCGCCGCGTCCTACCTTGTCTAATTTCATAAAATTACTTAATTATTTACCTTGTTTATTACAACTTGGCAGAAAAAGCCGTATATTTGCAATCCGACACCCTCGCAAAGTGTTCGCAAATTAGGCGGTTCTCCGCTTGTGAAAAGACGGCCTCCCGTCTGACGGCTATTTTCTTGCCTCGTTATTACTTACTTAATTACGGGTGCAAAGATAAACAAAAAAGGTTTACGTTGTATCAATTCAACTAAACTATTAAGGTTAATTAACTAAAAAGGTTTATACGGCATGCACGACAAACTTAAAAAATACTTTGAGGAAAAAGGAATAACACAGCAGCAAATAGCTGATGCTCTTGGTGTTAGTCTTCAGTATGTTAATCAGATACTCAATGGAAAGAAGTTCCTTGGCAAAAAGAACGCAGAACGACTTGCAAACCTTTTTGGTTTATCTAAATCTTTCCTTCTTACTGGTGAAGGTTACGTTGAGTCAGATGGACGCCAACATAAAATCACAGAACGCGCCCACGACATACAGATGGCCGTTCTCGGTCACTTGGTCAAAGAACCCGAAGTCGTCGAAGGCATAGCTGCCGATGAAGACCCACGCCCATACCTGCCAACCTGGGCAGACACCCTCCTCGGCATCCTCTCAAAGCAAATCGCTGAAAACGAAGTCCTGCACTCCGAGCTTCGTCAGTCTATCAGCGACGTTCAGGATATGAAACAACAACTCGCCGAACTAATCGAGAAAATAAAAAAAGTGAAATTATGAAAACATTAGTATTTCTACTCATTGTTTTTTGGGTTTTGTACAAAATTAAAAAAGCAAAATCAAACAAAAAGGAAAAACAACAGACTAAAAAC